GTCTGTCTTTTATCGCTTGTATAAAATCTTTAAACGTAGTTGTTCCATTAACCTGATCCCAGAAAATCATATCAAGTTGCGATCCTGTTGACGGATATTCTTTAAGACGATTAAGTTGATATTCCTCCATTACATCATGGGGGAAAGTCGGTGGGTCTGGGAATGTCATTCTATGTATCTCCTAATCTTATAAATACCGCGTTTGTTCCATTTTCATCTGATACAGTAGTTGTCCCTCCTGCATACGTCGCAAACATTACTTCATTGTTCGAAACATTTGTGACGTCAAAAAGCAAGGATATTGTAGACGTTTGCGTAGGATAAGATCCTGACGGATAATACTGTTTGCCTTTGGAATGATAAACTCCTTCACCTGCACCCCAATCGTCATTGGTATCCAAAATATAAATGCCGTTACCACCTCCCCCAAAACTTGCGCTATTACCATAACCGACATATGTGAGAGCAACGTACCATATTCCTGTAGCAGGGAATGTCCATTTTCCTGAAGATACCGACATTGAAGCACCTATTATTCCACCACCACTTGCATATGAATTACACTCTGTCCATGTGCCCGTTAATTGCGCCCAACCTGCCGCATTTGCTGTTGCTGTTCCATATAACCATCTTGACGCATGGGTTATTCCACCACCACCTGCCGCCGCCCAACTTGGCACTCCTGACGCAAGAGTTAAAACTTCATCATCAGAACCCTTGGCTAATTTTGTTACAGTCCCAGATGTACCTCCATATAATATATCTCCTTCTGCCGTCATTGGGGATAAAGCATCAAATCCTGCCGTAGCCGTACTTGCTCCAGTTCCCCCATAAGCAACTCCAACATCTGTTGCTTGCCATGTTCCTGTAGTAACAGTTCCAACAGTCGCAATGCTACTACTTCCTGCGACTGCTCCTGCACCAATATCAGATAGGACTTCAGATGCACTTCTGCCCTCTACTGTTGTTCCGTCAATTCGTAAAAAATCATCATCGGCAACCCCCGATGTATAGATAGGAATATTATTATTACTGATCCCTGTATCTCTTGTAGCAACTGAACCTAATCCAATAGATGTTCTTAATGTTGCACCGCTTTCTGCTACAGGGTCAGTCGATCCGTTTCCTACAATCATCTCACCGTCAGAAAGAACAGCCATTGGTGTAATTGCACTTGTGCCAGAACCTAACAAGACTCCACCATCTGTCAGCGATGTTGCTCCAGTTCCCCCTCCACCTACCGAAATCGCCCCAGTCGTTCCTGTTCCTCCATTAGCCGTCGGCAATGTTCCTGATACATCAGACGTTAACACTACCTGACCCCATGCGGAAGTACCTGTTCCTGTAGCACGAAGCACCTTATTAGCCGTTGCCGTAGATGCACCAGTACCTATCTTCGTTTCGAGTTGTACAATAGCCGTAGAATGAACCCCATGAACATTCGAGTGAATATTGTTGGCAGTTCCGTCACCGTCTAATTCAGCGGACACAAGCGTGCTTGCTACTGGCTGATTTGAAGTAGTGTCTAAACTGGTTGGATAATCTGATGCTCCTGTTGCCATAATTTATTCCTTAAAGGTTGTATTCCTCTGTGCCTGAAAAAGTTGTTGCGTCGCCACGTTTTTCCGCTATTGTTTTTCCTACTTGTTGGACATTTATAACCCCTGCCAAATCCTGTGAAACTATAACGTTCTGGAAATACTTTCCTGCAAACTTGTCCTGATAAATTTCACTTGGATTCATGCCCAACGGATTTCCAAATTTGTCCTTTGTTCCCAATGCTTCCCACATTTGAAGCCCTGCCTGTGTTAATCGTTTGGTTCTGTCTCTATTAAATAATCCCCCGACAGGGATCGTATATCCCCTGCCACCTGTTCCAAGCGTTGGCAATCCTTTACCTGCACCCGGAAGTACATTTTCATCCATGCCTATCAGTTCGTGTAGATTGACTGTATCATGCACCATTTCTTCATGTGCTTTATTAACAACATCTGCTACTTTATTTGCCATTTCTTCATACATATCAAAATATTCAGCCACATACTTTTCATTAACTTCAAGTTTTTCATCAAGAAGTTCGACTTCTTCATCAAGGTCATTTGCCCTGCGTCTTTTTATGCCCTCCATACGCCGATCATCTGCCGACATTAATTCATCATAGAAATGATTTATATTTTCGCCATAAGTACCAACCATGCTGATGCCCCATTTAACGAACCCCATATTAGATTCATGTAACACTTCTTCTGATGTTTTCCCGACTCCTTTAACTGCGTCATTCAATTTTCCAACGCTTGTCGTTACAGCACCGACACTTTCTTCCATATCATCAAATCCTGCTGACATGGTGTCATTTAATGTGGATTGTGATTTTGTAACTTTGTCAGTTACTTCAACCATATAATCGAGTTCGGTATTTATTCTTGGCAATTTTACTTCTATAGTTTTTAATTTATTGTCAGGATTAAAGTAATTCCATGCTGTGATTAAAGCATTGATACTACCAATAATCGGGTTAAACCATTTAAACCAAAGTTCAAAAACACCAATGATTTTATTTATACTGCTTATCATCAAATCCTTGAACCCATCCCAATGCCTGATGATAACTGGAATTAATAATGCCAAAGCAGATAATCCTACAAGTACAGCACCAACAGGGTTTAAAGACATAGCGATAGTTAAAGCACCTGTCGCTGTCGTTAACATACCGAACCCTGCAATGATTGGTGGCAAAGCCAATCCCAATATCCCAAACACTAACAACAAGCCACCAATGGCACTTGTGACCAGAACTATCGTTTTCATTAATCCGGGATTCCTATCTGACCATTCAACGACTCCCTTTATTACTGGGATAAGCGTTTCCAATACCTGTTTGATCACTGGCAATAAAACATCGCCAATTTCCTGCCCCAAGTCACCCATTTCCATCTGTAATCCAACAAGAGGATCGCGTGCTGATTCTGCTGATCCACCAAATTGGTCTGTTAATTTAGTAAGGACTTCTGTGGCTGTCGCTGTACTTTCTAGTTTTATGCCGTAGCGTGAAAGGGAAGAAACTTCACCTGTCAACGCTTTTCCCATCAGGACAGTCGCACCTTTAAAGTCCATGCTTGCACCCTCTGCCAAATCCATAACGACAGGCAACGCTTGCAAAGACGTTTCATAATCACCTGTCAGTCGAACTAAAGTTGTGAGTGCTTCTCGTTGTTGTTCATCTCCGAAATTCGTTTTATCCTGTAAAGCCCTGATGGTCTTTTCAATTGCTTCTGCCTGTTGAGCGTATGAAGTATTAACATTCTTTAATGCCGAATCAAGTTTGTTGATTCCTATTTCCTGATCCAACGCTGATTTCGTGACCATGCCCAACGCACCAACAATTGCACCACCTGCAACAGCCATTTTCGTAAATGTACCACGCATTGCCGTAGCTTTGTCGCTGACACGACCTAATGCTTGGGATGCCTTATCCTGTGCATTGATGACTATGTTGACTTGGTTAGCCACGTTCTTTTTCCATTACTTTCGTTTCAACTTCCGTTGCTATATTAAATACCCTTATATTTTCCACATCACTATCTGCGATGGTAGTAGGTAACACACCATACCTTTTCGCCATAGCGTCTACCGTTATGTCCGTCGCAATATCAGACGGTAATTCTACGGTTGAACCGTCACTCCTGACGCTTCCCCTAAATTCAATCCATTCGGTGACGGTACGGCTAAATTTTCGTCAGTCTTTCCTACGATTGCTTCCATCATTTGTGAAGTGATTTCAGAGACTACATCGTAAGGCATATCCATCAGATTGTCAGCGGTGGGTTTTACTCCATCATAATTCCAAGCGATAATCTTTGACGAAATGATCTGGCACAACAGTTTCATTGTTTCGGAAGTATTGTCTTGGGCATTCAATTTCTGAATTTTATTGAGTTCCCTTATAGACATCTTCTTTGTGAAATGAATTGTCAGACCCTCTGCCGAACCGTCTTTAAATTCAAGGGTTTCTTTGGTGTCCTTTGGTTTCCAACTCATGCCTATGCCCAAGTCGGTACTGTACCACTCTGAAGAACAGCAGGAACGGAATAAGTTAATTCCCCAGTTGCTGATCTTGTCAAAGCGTAATCAGTCGCAAATACCTCATTAGGTAATGTCTGACCGCTAACGGTAATCGTCAAAGTCCTAGCCACAGATGTTGAAGCAACTGTCTTGAATACGTCGTGAGACATATTAGAAGCATCATTAAAAACACCATTGATCGTGGTGCTGAAATCTGCTAACAATAACAATCGTTCCATCCCTGTCTTGTCAAGACCTGTCGTGTCCTGCGTGGTTCTTGGAATGCTAAAGTCCAAGTTGGTTATATCATTGGATATGGTTCTCGCAGAACCACCGCTGTCGTCAAATGCGACTGCTAATCCAATTCCAGTTTCTTTTGCCATATATAATACTCCTTATCTGCCAACATCCTGTTGACGCTTGTGTATGGCTTCATTCATCTCGTCATGCCATTCGCCTGTTTTTGTAATGCGTCTGTCATAACCATTCTGAATCGATAATATAGGTTCTCTTTCAATGGGTAATTTATGCGACCTGAAGCATTTCTGTTCTGGTGAAAATTTAAACGTAATAATATCTCCGTCTTTCTTTCCGTTTCCTTTTCTTCCACTCATGTGAAGTATGTACTCATACTGCTGTTTTCCCAAAGGTGTAGAAACATCCACTTTAGTTTCCCAACCTAAAAGATAATGCGGACAGTCCACCTCTTTACACGACGCTTCTCTCCAATGGGTTGTAAGAGGTCTGGAAGCACTAAAATTATTTGCCGTACTAATATTCTGACGAAGTATATTTTTCATGTGTTAATAAGCAACCCTATCTTGGGCTGTTCCTCGCCTGTAATGAATTACAAAAACCAAAGCACTAAATGTTCCTGATGTTATTATCCGAAGATATCTGTTTACCGTACCTGAAACTGTTTTTCGTTCCGATGTTCTTCCACTATCAGATGCTGACGCTACATTGGTAAATGTTATTAAATCTGCCCAAGAGGAATCATTAGCAGAATGTTGAATTTTCACGGTTGCCGTTCCTGATGATAAAGACATAGATTGAATCATTGCACTTGCTCCTGCTGATGTTGACGCACTATCATCTTTTGACGCTACGGTGGTGGCAGACGAATGGGTGATCTTTCCTGCCGATAATAAATTGCCCCACTCAGCTATTACACCATTGCCTGACATTGGAACTGTGGTGGTCAGAGAGCCGTCTGCTCCCCTTGTCATGGGGTAATCCACCTGTTTGGCTACTGCACCCACCGCTACGTCGCCAACTGCACTTCCGAAAGTCCATGAGACATTTCGATCTGTTGCAGGATAATTCCTTAATGCAATATGCTCCTGCCCTGAAGCGTCGTTGAAAAACGAACTGAACGAGGCATCTAAATCAACCCTGCCCTGCAACCGTTCAATTCCTGATTTGCTGATGCTTGTAACATCAACAGACTCGACAGGTGTTGACCAGTTGTCTATCGCCGAAACATCTCCCGAAAGGTCATATCCACTTATAAAGAAATTATGTCCTAGTCCTGTTTTCTTTGCCATGATGTTGCTCTCCTATGGTGCAATTGCTTCTGCTTCTAATTCTACCAATCCAAGTGGAAGTGATAATGTTCTAAATGTATTCCCCCCGATATCAGTCCATCCTATTTCCGCATCGCCTATTGTCATGTCGCTACAGTTACCGCTTAATTGCGAGTCTGCACGAAGCCCTGTCTGGACACTCCTGCAAGCGTTCCACAGTTCCAGTTCCGTTGCATTACGACCCTGTATCGAACTTTGAACCCTGAAGTAACACCGAACCATAAAGTCCTGCGTCACCATTACATTGCCCAGTGTCATTGATTTTTCACTTTCTCCCGAAAAGAAAAAACACGCTACCCTGTCACCCGACGCAATCGACAAAGGTTCATGTCTCAAAACGATGTCGAAGTCAGGATCACTATTCGCCTTTAAAATTGTTTCTATGGTAGACAAAGCACCAGACCTACTCATTCCAAATTCCTCTTGATTGCCTTGTCCACTACTCTACGCCAATTCTTCTTGTTGATTTTTTTCTGCGTATTTGCAAACATATGATATCCCTTGAACCCCCTGCCATTGCCATGCTCCACATATACGGCATAGTGAACCTTGTGGGGGTCTATCTGCCCATGCAAGTCCTTTACTAAATGACCCCGAATGGAACGTTGTAAATTTCCATACCTGTAACCATGACCCGGATATAACTGATTCTTAACATCAGCTTCTCCAAAAAGAGATATTTGCTTTATAATGTCGTTTGCTGTTTTAAGCATTAATTGCTTCGGCACGCCCAACATTAATTGCCCCTCCATTTTTACGTCAATGCCGATCTGTGCATTTGACTTATGTCGTGACTGTACAGGCATTAGAAAAACACCCCTGCCTGATCCATCTCTGCGACGTAGTAGTTCAACCGTTTGAGCAGGGTTCTTTCACTCTCCTGCGGTCTTGTCATCTGGTTATCTCCCGACCCGATTAACTGCGTCGTTCCCACTTCCCTTGATCGCCATCTGTTACGTGCTATTTCCAAACAAGTGTCCACCACATCCGATGGATATAAATATCTATAATATGAAGCACCACCACTGTGCGTGGCTGATGTAGTGCCGTTTACCCCCCTGACAACAGTCAATGTGTTACTTGATACTGATTCAACATACATCTGTTCTGTATCGACCAACACTGTATATCCTGCATACGTTGATGCACCAGAAGCAACAGATAAGCTAGTGGTTGTTGTGCTACCTATAGCATCAAATGTACTTATCGCAGTTGACTTCTCATCCTGCCAACCCCATGATCCGAGAATGGTTAATGTCTGCTGTCCACCGCTAAAACTCTTTGATGTTTCTTCGCTTAATTTTAATAAATTCTTTGGGCTTCTGTTATATGGCTCTAGCAGAAAATCGTTTGATATTCCCTCTGTAAGCGTTTCAGAAGAACCCCTTGCTGACCCATCATATGCTGTTACCGTTGTCGGTGAAAGAAGCCAGTCATCCAACGGTATGCGACCTGCACCCGATGAAAGGCTTGCCCAGTAATCAGGGCGAGCAACTTCATTGCCAGTCCTTTCAATTGAGTCATTACGTAAAGCACCAGTTCCGATGTCAAAAGAATGAGTAGCTGTAGATACCCCAAAACTTCTATTCCCTACGAACTGATTAATACGTTGTGATACGGATTCAAGCAGAATCCTGATAACCGTTGCATCTTCAGTCCAGTCAGCGACATGACCTGATCCTGCAAGGTACTCTCTAAATAAATTCGTATCAGCGTAAGTATGATATATTGTTGCCATTTATTATCCTGATTTATCTTCAGTTTTTGCCACTCTCTTTGTCTCTGTTTTTTTCGCAGACTGTTTCGGCTGTACTTCTTTAATGACAGTAAAGCAGTCAGCATATTTTTCAAACTGTTCTTTCGTCATCGTGTACGTTTGATTTAATTGATAATCAGTATCCGCAATCCGTCTGGATATTACACACTTCACTTTTACATTTACGCTCCCCATATATATTATTCCTTTCTGAAATCTGGGCGGGGAGAAAGAGTTAACCCCGCCCGTCATTCAACCTTTTATTAGGTTCTGGCATCCAAGTCTTTTAGTATGTTAACGCCTATTGTCGAAGCCGCAGTTCCCACAGTAATGTGAGCGCGTACAAAGTTCTGACCTAGTACAGGAGTAACTTTAATTTTCTTATTGTCCCCCGCTGAACCACCTGCCTGTGTTAATTGTGGAATCGCTCCATCAGTAATGTCGGCGTAAGTTCCACCAGACGTTGCTGAAGATTGTGCTTTTACGTCAACCGTACTGCTACTGCCCATCGCACCTAATTGGACTTCCAATACACAAGCGGTGAAACCGTTAAGGTCAACACCGTCAGTCGTTGAAGTTCCTGCACCTGTACTTGTCGGTGCAAGTGCAACCACTGTAGTAATCCTGTCGGTTAAGTCACTAAATTTCGGCATAACTAACTCCTATTGGATTTTCATAATCCGACCTGCGTTAGCAAGTCCGACTCGACCATCGCCACGCCTACGAGCAAAGAAACCTACTTGGTCATTTGCAACATAAATTGAGTCGTCACGTTTAACGGACATTCCAATTCTGTCAATCAAGTAGTAGTTTCTAAAATCATATAACGCACCGATTTCTTCGTTAGTGGCTATCGCTGTTGCATCATCCCAACCAGTTCCATCAAACGTTACAATAGGTTTCCCAAGCAACTGTTCGACTGGTGGCGAGAATAATGCACCCTTGTTAGAAGTAACATCCAACGCGTGTGCTTGGTTCAGGAATGAACTGGTCGTTGACCATGTTGCATTGGCTCTGAATTGTGCAGGTACATCAAAGTACCACGTAAGAATATCACTTATGGAAACAGCAGTCGTTGAATCTGAATCCGTACCGTCTGTTACAACTGCACGCAATCCCTGAATTTCTGATGTACCGTCACCATTGATTATCTGCTCATCTTCATATCTTCCGAATGCTTCAGAGAATATCTGCGAAAGCAACGCAGGTAGGTTAACAGCAGAATCTTCAAGAAGTTCCTGTGAAACCTTTGTTGATGTTCCGACCTTTCTTATTGTGAAAGATACCTGACCAACTGTCGGAGTTGTATCGCCGTAAGACGCTTCTTCCGCAATGACAGCAACAGACGAAGAACCCATAGTCGGAAGATATCCGTCTTTGAGTGTAGTCGTTATTTGCGTACACAGTGGTCGGTGAACACCGCCCGGAGTACCCGGATCGTGAACGGTTGTTGCCCTGAAATCTTCTGGAACGAAGAATCCACCCTCTGAATCAGTACCCTCTTGCATGGCTTTGATTTCATCAGCAGATGCCTTTGTCCAAAAGTGTCCTGCGTTAGGACTTGGGTCACGCAACCATTTTACAAACGCCTCTTTGTAAAGACGTTCTTCTGCCTTTTCGTTATCGCCCATCTGATCCCTGACCCACTTTGGCTGAACTGCCGATGGCATTCCTTTTACCCAAGTTGCAGGTCGGTAAGAAGTTTTATATTCCTTACCTTTATCTTCAGGGTTGTATGTCTTTGCTTCTTCCGTTGTTACTGGAACAGCATTTGTTGGCTTGTTGAACTCACCTTTCAATGCTTTGATTTGAGTCTCTGCATTTTCTAAATCGGTAGCTTCAACTGCCTTTAACTTCGCATCTTCTATAGCACGCTTTGATCCCTCAAGATCACCCTCTTTAACTAACCTGTCGGCTTCGTTTATTTGGGTGCGTACTTCGTCACGAAGTTCTTTTACTTTACCCATTTTTATTTAACTCCTGTTGAAGTTTTAATATTTCGATTTCTGTTTCAATTCGTTCAACTTCTACCGTATCCAAGTCAGATTTTTCTTCCGAGTCGGGAACAGCCTTTACTCCAACGGTTTCTGTTTCGGGTGATGCACCACGCATGACAGGTGAAACTTCCACCCAGTCAAGATCACGTATGACCCTCTTTTTCGTACCGTCAGCCAAGTCCTCCAAATCATGGTCTGTAGCCCGAAAGCCAACTGACCATTCACTCACCGAGCCAAACTTGACATCCGAAAATGCCTCTCTGCCTCGTTGGGTTTCTAAATTAAACTGCATAACTGCCTTTAGTTTTCCTGCATCCATCCCTGTATCTTCATCCTTGCCCTCAAACACCGAACTGGCACTTATGACTTTCCCTATTGGTTCGGCTTGGTTGTGAAACCATGCAACGGACACACTGCCATCTTCAATGGACTTGTCAAACGCTTTGATGTCGATTACTTCTTCATCCAAGTCCACTTTGCCCATCGAATTGACAAACGCTTCTACAAGCCCCTCGCTTTCATTGATGATCTTTGATTCTGATATATATGTTTTTCTTTGCATGGTTATGTCTCCACTACTGGTGCAGAGGTTCGTGAACAATTAGGATGCTGTAGCATATTAGTTGAGAACCAACTCAATGGCTGAACTGTATCCGCAACCTCCAAGCATATGTCATCGTGATCTGTTCCTCGCCTTGCATCTGTTATATAAACTTTTTCAATTCCTGCACTCTGGTATCTCACATAAGAGGCATTGTTTTGGCTGTATCCAACTTCAGCCCTAGCAATTGCCCTAGCCCTGTTTTTATAAGTCTCCTTAACGACAGACCTGACTCCATTATAATTTTCCCCTTTAACACCTCTGGCGATCTGGTTATAGTCGTACCCCCTGTTGACTCCCTCTGTTATTACTTCTGTAATCTTATTTCTGGTAGTCGCATTTATCTTTGTAACCCTCGTTGACCCCTGTACCAAGAAGTGCTGTACAGACGGCAGTGTTTCTTCAAACGCAAGGGCATTTACCGCACCCATTTCAGAATTGACCACGTTGAAAGTTGACTGGATAATCCTCATATGCAAAGGTCTGAACATCGTCTGGATTTCTACGTCTGCGGACATTGGGATAAGGTTGTCAGCATTGAATGGTGGAGTCGGTGATTTCGTTTCCGAATTGTCATCCGACAAAGTTCTGCCGATAACAGAATCAGCTTTATTTAATAACCTCGTAAAATAAGCATTGATATCTGGCTCGATTTCCTTGATGAATTTCTCCCCTAATTTATTTTGCTCTGATGCTATACGCCGAGCAAGTTGGGTCAGCCTTACCTTGTCAAGCGACGGCACATCCTGCTTCGATTCGGGAAGTGCCTTTACGCTTCCCCCTGTCAACGCTAACAGTCCTCCACCGCTTTCCTGCTGTAATGATGTCGGTGGAATGCCGAGATGCTCTATTTCTTCAAGCCCTGAAAGAACAAGCGATTGCTGTGGGTCGTAACCTGAAAGGACAAGCACCTGTGCCATTTTCGCCTTTGTTAAGTTTCGATTCCAGACAGCAGTCTCGTCATCCTGCAAAGCCCTGACATCCCTGAAGTCGAACATGATTCTCTCGCTGTTCTGGATGCTTGGCATTTCCTCCAGAATAATCCTGTTCAAAGAATCCTCAATCCTGCGGTAAAGAGGTAATAATGTTTCTTCCCAAAATGATTCTTTAGCCTGTGCATAATTTGAATATGTAGCGGTTTTCAAACCTACTTTTGCACCGACCAGTATAGGAGGAACACCCAACGCAGAACAAATCCTGCTTTCAGCCAAATCCCTGACGCTGTCCATTTCCATGTCTGCCATATTCGACCCCATCGCCTCGTAACTCGCATCATCATCCAGTATCGCCACCCTGTGCCAGTTCCTTATGCCCTGAAACTGTGATCGCCATGCTGTCCTGATCCTGTTGGCTTCATCCTTGTTTGCAATTTTTCTTTTGAGTTTTAACAGACCAGACGGCACACCTGCGTTCCTGTAAAATGTCCTTGTGAAATCGGTAGCGTCTAGGTCTAGGTTGACAATTCGTGCCAGTGGCTGTAATGGTGAAAGTCCATAATGGTCATCTGTTGGATTTGGGAACTTGATATGCCCTATATCTTCCAAAGGTATATTATATACTTTGCCGTCAATCTCATATTCATAATATTTATTCGGCACTATTTTGATCCTGTCAGGTCGCAAGCAGTATATCCCATTCAGCCCACTGCCAGACCGTTCCTTGAAAAGATAAGCGTTCCCTGTGATTTGCAAATACGTAATGATCGATTCAATCAATTCATATCTGGTCTGATAATTGTTGGGTCGTTCCAACAGGTCAAATAACAAACCGCTTTCCACAAATTCTGGTGGGTTGCTGTCCTGCTTCACTGCAACGGCAGGTGCTTCAGACGCAGACGTTGATATTTCCCTGATACAAGCAAAGACGAGTTCGTTCTTTTCGTAGCCCTCCTTCGCATAATTGCTGTAATTAACGTCAGGCAATTCAGCGAATCCAGTACCCTGTGTCGTTAGGGTGATAGACGCTTCATTTGCTTCATATTGTTTCCTGTTAAAAATCAGATCGAATAAGCCCATTTACCATACTCCAATCGTTGGTGCGTGTGTTGCGTGATAGACTGCTAGAGCCAACGCCATTACTCCGTCATCATGTAATCCTGTAGGGGCAGAATATTTCACCCCTGTCCTTGTATACTCGTATTCAAATGATTCGAGTTCTGAAACCAACATCCCATCGGGGTATCTGATTTCCCTCCCTGCTATCGCAATTGACAACCGTTCCATTAAGTTCTGCTTTGACTGGGCAGTGAATTTAAATCCCTCCATGCGTGGGAGGTTTCGCTGTAAGTCCTCTACAACGGCATCCCCTACCCCAGTTGCGTCTGCCAGAGCAGGGGTGTCACCAACCAGATTGGTAATATCCCTAATCGTTTCTGTCCATGACTTTTGAAATCTTACATTCCTGCAAACCCTCATCTGTGAATCGAGAGCAATGCCCCATGTATAATCCTCGCTTCTGGCTAAATCCCAACCCCAGTGCGTAGGTGGTTCGTTTGATATACCGCCAATGCAATCCCTTATCGCATCAAGACCGAAAGGATTCCCACCATCATCAGACGGTATGGCTTCATATAATTCCTGAAAGATATTTTGAGGTAACGCTTTCCTTGCATCATCCACCTCTGAATTTGGGATCAGACCTGCTTTGATTGCGTCGTATGCTGTGATCCTTGCATAATGCCAATCGGGTTGTCCTGATTCGGCTTTGCGTGCCATCTGATAAGCCCAGTTCCTGCGACCTTTAACGTTGCCGATAATCCTTATGCTTCCCCCTGTACTCGTAAGCGTAGTTCTTAACGCATACCATGCTTCTTCCCTGCACCTTGTCGCTTCATCTATGACTGCACCATAAACATCTTCACCATACAGCGAATCAGGATTATCACCAGACTTGCAGACAATGACTGCACCGTTGTCAAGCGTAATCGACAGCTCTGCTTCGTTAGCTTTATATAATGGATATTGATTGATAACTCTGGGTATCGCCCTTTTTAATCTTCGGTGAACCATCTTTGCCTGACTGAACACAGGGGCAACCCACCAATAATTCCGACCTACCCTGCCGTTTATAAGTGCCTGTTCTATTATCCAAGCCATACATCCTGCTGTCTTACCAGACTTCGTAGACGCTTCAATGATTACATATCGGGCAGGATCAAAGATCGCTTCCTTTTGTTGCTTATATAAAAAGGGGCGGTTATATGTTCGTGTTATCGTGTCAGTTGTTATTGTGGTCATTCATTTGCTCAATAAAGTTTGGCATTTCTTCTTCACCGCCAAGCTTTATTGTAAATTTCCCACCAAAATCCTGTTCGTGTTCTATTGTCTGGCGTGGCTTCCATGATTCACCACCTCGCTTTTCCAACCAGAACGTCATAGCCCTGATCGACCCTCCTGTGGCTTTACCGTAAAGTGTTTCCGCTACCTTTGCATTTGCCTTTGCCGTCGCAGTCTTGATTTCTTCTTCATAGTACTTTCGTACTGTATCTTTATTTATGCCAATAACATCGGCAATCTCTCGAAGTGGAATACCATACGCAACCATAGCCGTAACTGTTTTTTTGTCTTGTTCTGATCTTCTATACGCCAACCATCACCCCTCCTTTTATCGCTTTTTTTCCAGTAAAATTCTGCCACCTGTTTATGATAACGTCACAATAATGCGGCTCAATCTCCATCCCGTAGCAGATGCGGCCCAGTTGCTCAGCGGCAACCATCGTCGTCCCGGAGCCGAGGAATAAATCCAATACGATATGGCCAAGCTCTGTACTGTTGGTGATGGCCCTGCAAGCAATAGGGACAGGCTTTTGGGTGGGATGGAATTCATTGACCGACGACCTGTCGTATTCCCAAAGCGTCACCTCGTTATTCGGGCCAAGCCACCGTGCTGACTTCCCCTTGCGGTGGCCGTAATAACAAGGCTCGTGCTTGCCTTTGTAGTGCGCTGACGTCACAAACTGGGCGTGATTTTTCGCCCAGATAATCTGCGCTGTAATAACATATCCAGCGGCAGCGGCAGCGGCAGCGGCAGCGGCAGCATGCCCATCTGCATACCACAAATAAAGAGCGGCTGAGTCATCAACCATCCGTTTCAGGTTAATTAGACTGGCCGCATAGATGTCAGTACCGACCTCATCACCTTCTAGACGGTCTCTCTTTTTTGCCCCGCCGTCATATGCCACGCCGTAGGGTGGATCAGTAAACACCATATCTGCCTTATTGCCATCCATAAGCATATCTACATCTTCTTTCTTTGTTGCATCACCACATAGAAGCCTATGCTCACCAAGTAGCCAGATATCGCCTGTCTTGCATATGCTTTCCTCTACAT